CTCGACGCGACCGGCAAAACTCCGGTCCTGATCGAGTCTCGCTAACCCACGGAACCGCATGGCCTCTCCTGCTGCGAAGCCCCCGACGCCGCAAGAGTTGCTCGACCGACTGGCGAACGCCGAGACGTCCTACAAGGAACTCGGCAAGGTCGTGAAGCAACTGCGGGACGTCGTCGGCGCTGCTGGCGGCAAGGCGCCCAAGCCGCAGCTTTCCGACGAGGAAAAGTACCAGGCGGCCAAGGCGAAGATCATCGAGCGGAAGCGCCGCGAGGTTCGCGCGTCGCAAGACATCGGCGAACTGCCCGAGCCGAAAGACCCCGAGCGGAAGGCGCGGTGCAAGACCAGCCTGCGGGACTTCTGCGAGACGTACCACGCGGCCGACTTCTCGATTCGCTGGTCGGCCGATCACCTGGGAGTGATCGCGAAGATCGAGCGGGCCGTGATCGAGGGCGGGCTGTTCTCGATGGCCATGCCGCGCGGGAGTGGCAAGACCACGCTTTGCCGCTCGGCGGTCGAGTGGGCGTTGCTCTACGGTCACCGCCGCTTCGTGGCGTTCATCGGGGCCGAGGCGACCAGCGCGAAAGAATCGCTCGACGCGATGCGGATGAGCCTCGAAACGAACGATCTGTTGCTCGACGATTTCCCCGAGGTCGTGTTGCCAATTCGCCGGCTCGAAGGCGTGTTGCAGAAAACGCTCCGATACAAGGGGGACGAGATTCGCATGGAGTTCTGCGCCGACATGATCGTCCTTCCGAACCTTCCTGGAAGTGCGGCGGCCGGCGCGATGGCACGGTTCGCGGGGATCACCGGCCGCATCAGAGGCATGAATTACAAGCGGTTCGACGGTCAGACGGCGCGGCCTGATCTGGTGATCCTCGACGACCCGCAGACCGACGAGTCGGCGCGCAGCCCGTCGCAATGTGTCAGCCGCGAGCAGGTCATCAACGGTGCCGTCCTCGGGCTCGCTGGTCCCCGCCGCAAGATCGCCGGCTTGATGCCCTGCACGGTGATTCGCCAGGGCGACCTCGCCGACAACCTGCTGTCGAAAGAAAAACATCCCGAGTGGAACGGCGAGCGAACCAAGATGGTTAACGCCTTTCCTACCAACGATGCCCTCTGGATGAAGTACGCACAGATTCGCGCCGAGTCGCTGAAGCTCTGGGGCGACATCCACCTGGCGACCGAGTTCTACCAGTCGAACCGCGAAGCGATGGACGCCGGCGCGAGCGTGGCTTGGCCGGAGCGGTTCAACCACGATGAGGCCTCGGCGCTTCAGCACGCGATGAACCTACGTCTTTCCGACGAGGCTTCCTTCTTCGCCGAGTACCAGAACGAGCCGTTGCCCGAACGGAAGGACGACGTCAACGAACTGACCGCCGATCAGATCGCCGGCAAGATCAACCGCTTGCCGCGGTTCCGCGTGCCGCTCGGCTGCGATCACGTGACGGCGTTCATCGACATCCAGGCGAACATGCTGTTCTACGCCGTGGCCGCCTGGCGCGACGACTTCACCGGGAACGTGATCGACTACGGCTCTTGGCCGGAACAGGGCCGGCACTACTACACGACGGCCGACGCGCGGAACACATACGACACCGCCAAGCCTGGGGCCGGTCTCGAAGGACAAATTTACTTCGCGCTCGAGCAGCTCGTCGCCCAACTGGCCGACAAGGAATGGGTCCGCGACGACGGCGCAACCGTGCGGCTGGAGCGCTGCTTGATCGACGCGAATTGGGGACTGTCGACAGACACCGTCTACCAGTTCTGCCGGCAGTCCTCGAGCGCTGCATTGGTGATGCCCAGCCATGGGCGATTCGTGGGCGCGTCGAGCCAGCCGTTCTCCGAGTACAAGCGGACGGCCGGCGAGCGCACCGGGCACAACTGGCGCGTGCCGAACGTGCAGGGCAAGCGCACGATCCGGCACGTGCTGTTCGACGCGAACTACTGGAAGTCGTTCGTGCACGGCCGCCTGCGCGTGGCGATGGGCGATCCCGGTTGCCTGTCGCTGTTCGGCGAGTCCCCCGTCTTGCACCGACTGTTCGCCGATCACCTGACAGCCGAGTATCGCATTCGAACCGAGGGGCGCGGCCGGCAGGTCGACGAGTGGAAGGCCAGACCAGACCGACGAGACAATCACTGGCTCGACTGCTTGGCCGGCTGCGCGGTGGCGGCGTCGATGCAAGGCTGCGCGCTGCCGGACTCGTTCACGGCTTCGACTCGATCGACCCGCCGGAAAGCGGAAATCCCCGCGCACATGAGGCGACGATGAACGACGACGACGGCCGACGGAAGGACATGAGCTACTGGAAGCACGTGCAGAAGCGCGACGGCGCGGGAGTCAAATGCCCGGACTGCGGCTGCGCCGATCTGCCGGTTTACGGAACGCGCCGCGAGGGGACGCGGGTCAAGCGTTACCGGCGCTGTCGGGCGTGCGGCAAGCATCCGATCATCACCTACGAGCAAGTGTTCGTGCCGAAGAATCACGGCAGCGACTAACGATCTGACGCTCGGAATCCAAAGCTGGACGTTCGCAATTGTGCAGGGCATGCACTTCCGCGCAGAATTCGCCTCGTCAACACGCGAGGCCAAAATGACGGATCTGAGTTCGGACATTGCATCGGCGGCGACGAAGGTCAAGTCGATGCAGAACGGCGACCAAAAAGCGGAAGCTCGGCCGATCTCGGAATTGATCGAAGCCGACAAGTATCTGGCAGCCAAGACTGCCGTCGCCACTTCGCCGCGGGTCGTGTTCAACAAGCTCGTGCCTCCGGGGGCGTCCTGATGTTCGGATGGTTCAAACGTCGAGCGGAACGTCGCGCTGCGAACGCAGCGATGGCGGAAGCCAGGCAGACGATCTTGCGACAGATCGCCGCCCGGTACGATGCCGCGCAGACGACAAACGAGAACAAGAACCACTGGGCGGCAGCGGATTCGCTATCGCCGATCGCCGCCAACAGCTTGGCGGTGCGTCAGAGGCTGCGCAATCGCTCGCGGTACGAGGTTGCGAACAACTGTTATGCGAACGGGATGGTGCGGACGCTCGCCTATCACTGCGTCGGCTCGGGACCGACGCTTTCGATCGATGGCGAGTCGGAAGCGGATCGCGAGATCGAGGACAAGTTCGCAGCGTGGGCGGACGCCATCAATCTGGCCGACAAGATCCGCATCATGCGAGAGACGCGAGCGCGCGACGGCGAAGCGTTCGGCATGCTCACGACGAATCCGCTCATTCGCGACGCGGTCAAACTGGACCTGGTGTTGGTCGAAGCCGACCGATGGACCGATCCGGCCGGCACGTTCGATACGTCGCGCTACGTGGACGGGATCTCTTACGACGCTTCCGGCAATCCGATCAGCTACCATCTGCTCGACAATCACCCTGGCGAGATTGTCAACTTTGCGATGGCGGGGACGGTGCAGTCGCGGGAGATTCCGGCCAGTAACGTGTTGCACTGGTTTCGCACGGATCGCCCGGGCCAGGTGCGAGGGATTCCCGAGATCACGGCGGCGCTGCCGTTGTACGCGATCCTGCGGCGGTACACCTTGGCGGTGCTGGGCACCGCGGAAATCGCCGCGATGTGGTCTCTGTTTCTAAAGACGACGTCCCCAGCAATCGATCCCGCTTCCGTCGACCCCTACGATGTGATCGACGTCGAGCGCAACGGCATGATGACGATGCCGGAAGGCTGGGACGTTTCGCAGCTCAAGGCTGAACAGCCGACGACGACTTACGACGCGTTCACCCGCACCGTGTTACGCGAGATCGCGCGGTGTCTGGACATGCCGTTCAACATCGCTGCGGGCGACTCGTCCTCCTACAACTACAGCTCGGGGAAGCTGGATCATCAGACCTACTTTCGCGCGATCGACGTCGACCGACATTCGTGCGAACGGACTGTGCTCAATCGCATCTTCGACGAATGGTTTGACGATGCCTTGGTGACGGACGGCGCTTTGGTCGTGCCTCGCACCAACCTGTCGCGTCCGCTCGTCGAATGGGACTGGCCACCGTTCGAGCACGTCGATCCACTCAAAGAATCGAACGCGACGACGAACGATCTGGCTTCCGGTTTGACGTCGATCCCGACGGAACTGGCGCGGCGCGGTCGCAAGTGGGAACGTGAATGGGCGCGGCAGGCTCGAGCTTTGGGCCTGACGATGCAGGAATTTCAACGCCGCATGGCGGACAAGTTGTTCAATCCGAACGGCGCGCCGCAGCTGGCGCAACCGTCGGACGGCCAGAATCAAGATCAGACTTCGGGAGCCGCAGCGTGAACGCGAAGCAACGTCGCCAGCTGGAACGATACGCAGCGAACCGAACCTCGCGATTGGCGATTCGGGCGAACGCGGATCTGCCGAAGTTCCTGCAGTGCAGCGGTGGCAACGTCGAATGGCTCGAAGCGGCTCCAGGAGCGGACGGAGCGTCGAAGCTGAAAAAGTTTAGCGGCATCGCCTATGCGGGCGGGCCGATGAACTTGGGATGGGGGCGTCCCGTCGTCGTGGACTTGCAAGGTTTGACCGCGGGCTCCGCGATCATTCCTGCGTTAAAGGATCACGATGCAACGAACATCGTCGGGCACGGCTCGGTAGAGATCGGCGCTCGACAGGTGAAGTTCTCGGGGGAAGTGTCCGGCTTGCGGGCGGGCGTCGAGAACGGAGCGCAGGAAGTCGTCGCGCTCGCCGCGAACGGCTTTCAATGGCAGATGTCGATCGGGGCTGAGCCCGGCAAGATCGATCGAGTGGAAGCGGGCGAAAAGGTTCTGGTCAACGGACGCAACGTGCACGGGCCCGCATACGTTGTGCGGGCGGCAAGTCTGCGAGAAGTGAGTTTCTTGTCGATCGGAGCGGACGGCGCAACGTCCGCCTCGATCGCAGCACAATTGGGGAGCATCGACATGGGGTTCTCGGCATGGATGGCGGCGAAAGGTCTGGACGAAAAGACGCTCGACGCGAAGGTCCTGGCGGTGCTCAAGGCGAGCTACGATGCGGAAATCAAAGCCAAAGCGGATGCGGACGCGGAAGCGGCTCGCATTGCTGCGGGCGGCGCGCCGGCGCCCAAACCGGATGCCAAGCCGGCCACCGGAGGCACCGGTAGCGCGGAGCCTCCGAAGCCGATCGACATTGAAAGCATCGTCGCCCAGGCGGTGCAAGCGGCCGTCGGCGCAGTCACCAGCGAATCGGAGATCGCTGGCGTCTACGCTTCGTTCGAAAAGTCGATGCCGAAGGACAAGCTCGACTCGATCAAAGCGACGGCGAAAGCAAACAAGTGGAACCGCGATCGCATCGAGTTGGAGTGCCGACGCGAAGCGCGGCCGGGCGCTCCGGGGATTCACAGCTACGCTCCGAACACCGGCGCTCCGGTGTTGTCCGCCGCGTTTCGTCGGGCGTT